TTTCTTAAATGTGCCGTCTTGGTTTCTTCTTCTATTATTTTTTTCAAATAAATCTGACATTATGTAATATTCCTACCGCTAAGTTTAGCATTCAAAACTTTGATTTCTCCACTTATCTCTTGTAACTTTTCATAAACATCTGATTGCTCTGCAGGTTTGTCAAGTAAGTTTTGTATCGTTGTATATTCTATTGTAACTTTTTTACCTTGAAGTAATTGATTTGCTACTTTTGCATACATTTTTTTATAAGCTACTGTGCTTGAACCTATAAAACCATCTTTAGATATTTCTAAGTCTTGTTGTGTTTCTCCAACTATAAGACAGCCTGATGTATGTTCGTCTGTGTTGCCTGTATGAATTAGTATATAAGTAAAGTTAGGTACATCTTGTACATGCAACATACCATAATGTGCATTCTTATATCTTTCTGAATACTTGGCGTGAAATCCACCAGTCTTTCTAAATTCAATATCATACTTACCTTCTGGTATACATGTCTCATGCATTACTTTTACTGCTTGATATTGGTCTTCTAATGTATAACATTCGAACTGTCCGTTAATCAACAATATTCCGTTGGTTGCGTCAGTTCCGAATTGTGTCCTTACTACTGTTAGTTCCATGTGATTCTCCTCCATATTTACAATTACATATAGAAACATTCGTGTAACCATTTGGATGCTTGAATGTTCTACACATTACTTTCTAAATCCTATAGTCAGTAACCAGACAGCAAGTGTTATTACTGTAGCTAGTCCTGTTATTTGTTGAGCACTACCTGTAAGGGTAAGTGTAGCAATAACTAAACCAACTAAAGTCCATGATAAGTTCAATGTTTCTTTTATAGCTTCAACTAACCAAGTCCATAGTTTTTTTATCATAATGTTTTCCTAAACATAAATGCTGCCATAGTAGCTATTCTAGTCAAAATAACTGGCACTACCACTTCTTGTGCTTTTTCTTTTTGGTCTGAAGTCATGTCATCTCCAATGCTTGATAATTTAATTTCTGTTAAATCTATATCAACAAATGTTTCTATTGGATTATCTAAGAATGTTTCAAACTGTACCTCTGTAACAACGTCAGCAAGTGTGTAGTTTTCTACATCTGCATTTTCTACAGCTCTCTCAACATACTCTTCAACAGCTTCTGCAACAACTTCGTCTTCTTTTACTGCCTCTGCAATAATCTCAACATCTTCTTTCTGTACCTGTAATACTTCTGCAACAACTTCCACTTGTTCCTCAGTAAGTTCTTCTATTTCTTCTATAGCTTCCTCAACAACAGCTTGTACTATCTCTTGTACTTCTTCTGTAGCTTGGTCTAGGTTTTGTACACCTATATCATTGACCTCTTCTATAACCTCTATAACTTCTTCGGTGTCGAGTTCTTGCACATATATTTCAATGGCTTCTTCAACTTCTTCATCTGTTAAGTCTTCTTCTATTTCTATTTCAATAATTTCAATTTGTACTTCCACGATTTCATCTTCTTGCGGAATTTCTTCCTCTCTCTCGGAGTCATCTCGTAGTACATCTTTGTCCAACTCATTAACTTCTTCCTCTATAATTATTTCTTCTATATCAATTACGATATCTTCTATCTCTTCTATTATAACAATTTCTATATCTTCAAAGGTATCTAAGTATTCTTCAACCTCAAGGACTGTTTCATTAAACTCTTGAATTTCCTTTTCAATATTTCTTTCTTCTTCAGTTTTATATTCGGGTTCATCTTGATGTCTATCTTCATTAACATCAGGTATATTAACATCATCAGAAAGCTCTTCTCTGTCCTCAACCATATCTTCGTCATCAATGATTTCAATGTCATATAGTTCTAAATCTCCTCTCTCAATTTGTTCGTCAGTTAATTCTACACCATATATTTCGTAATTCTTTCTACGTTCGTTATCTCTTTCTACAGTACCATCATCTATCTCATGTTGTTCA